CCTCGTTCAGTAGTTGCAGCCGGTTACGCCGCTCTTCGTGCCTAAAGAGCACTTCATACTAACGCACTAAGGCGAGTATGATTTTATCCCAATGAACGAATTGTGACACATATCGTATCGTATGGGTTTATACAAAGGAGATAGTGTGTGAATTTAGAAGCCTTCGTAAGAAAATCATTTATTCCTTCCGGCTTGAGGAACACACAAAGGGTGATGCCTTAATACATCCGTGGGGGGTCATGGTTAACCCCCCAACCTTTATAAATGGAGAATAGATGAAAGTGAATACGCCAAAGATTTTCTCTATGAAAATAGAAGAAGTAGCAAAAGAGAAGGGCATATCTCATATGGATGCCGTTCTTTGGTACTGTCAACAAGAAGGTATCGAGCCTGATACCGTTAGTTCCCTTATCACAAAGGGATTAAAAGAAAAGATCGAAGCAAACGCAAGGGACTTGAATTTTTTACCTAGACAAGCACAATTACCGATATAAACTATGCAACCCATTGATGCCTATCTGCTGTATTGTGCGTTAAAGGCACATTTCAGTGATACAGATTATGATTTTTTCAAGTACGAGGGTAAGACTCGTATAAAGAGGGATTCTTTCTATAAAAGGAAGGATAGGATATTCTTTGTCAAATTAACAAGGATTGAAGGTAATACTACTGAATACACTGATATATTAAATTATCTAGTTGCAAATTTCACTAAACACCCTAACGGTTACGTTGCACAATTTTCCAAAGAAATTTATAAAGATTGGTTGTACAGAAAACATAATTTCTATACAATATTTACTGATGAGATGAGGCCTCTAGTCAAGGACTTTGAACCTCTCTTTAATGTGAAGAATAATACACACCCCAAATTACTACAGGAGTATTTTGGTAAACGTGTATCCTTAGAAACTCTTGTTATCTTAGATCAACTGCTAGGATACGGTGATAAATGGACTAAACAAATGAGCGGAGATTTTTTATGGGATGATGTAAAAAAACTTATGAAAAATTACAAAGGGTTCTTGACAATTGATGTCAAAAGGTATAGAATACAATTATTGAAACTTATAGAGGAAGGAAATGATGGAAGACCTTGAAGTCACTCTTCATCTGGACGGTAATCCAGATATCAAAACCGTTGCTTTTCAAGAGCAAGAGATCTCTACCCTTAAAGCAAGGGTAAAGGAACTAGAGTTTGACTGTGCTGATTTACAGAAGCACAATGAAACTCTCATGGAACGAGTTAAGAAACTCTCCATGCAACGCCCGAAAGGGTACAACCCTAATCGCCGTTTCGGCAATAAGGGTGTAAACAAAAAGTTTAACGGCAAAAGAGGTTAAACTTGAGCGGGTATCGTATAATGATATTACCTCAGATTTCCAATCTGATGACGGGGGTTTGATTCCCTCTACCCGCTCCAATAGCCTCTATAGTTAAACGGTATAACAGTTGATTTGTAATCATCAGTTCTTAGTTCGATTCTAGGTGGAGGCACCAGTTTTGGGGATATTATGGAAGTTAAATTAGTAGATCATATGGGTAGTGACTTATCAGTAGTCAATGCTGCTCGTGTATCTTTCGCAAAAGAACACAAAGAATTTAATGAAGTTGGTGATACAAAACTTATTAACTTTCTCGCAAAACATGACCATTGGAGTCCATTCGGACATGCATCTATGCAGTTTCATATTAAAGCACCAGTGTTCGTTGCTCGACAATTGGTAAAACACCAAGTAGGACTAGTGTGGAACGAGGTATCTAGACGTTATGTTGATGATGAACCAGAGTTCTATAATCCTACACAGTGGAGACTTGCAGCAGAGAATAAGAAACAAGGTTCTTCTGATGAAACTATTGAGTACCATCTTGGTTCCACGTTAGAGTTTGTTAAGACAACATACAATAATATGTTGAAACTAGGGATTGCACCAGAGATGGCTCGTATGGTTCTACCACAGTCTATGATGACTGAATGGTATTGGAGTGGTACACTAATGGCGTTTGCAAGAGTATGTAATCTACGATGTAAACCAGACGCCCAAAAGGAGACTCAAGTTGTTGGATGGGGTATTGACAAACACGCAAGGGAACTCTTTCCCGCCTCATGGGAAGCCCTTCGGGATGAATAAAGCATTACTTATTGGTAACGGACAATCTCGTAAGTGGTATTGTCCTAGTCACCAGTTAATTACTACTCCTGTAACTACATGGGGGTGTAATGCTATCTATCGTGATGGTGATGTAGATCACCTTGTCGCAGTAGACTATGGTATGCAACAGGAGATTTATGACTCAGACTATGATGGTAAGTGTCACTTTGCACACTGGAGTCCAGTACCATCTACTGTAGCAGAGATGATGTTTATGGGATATGATATACCAGATGCATTTATTCATCGTAGTAATACTAGGGGTGAAGAATGTGTGATACAAGGTAAGGATCCAAACACATTACAAGAAAAGATTGAGATTGCAATCCAGATGAATCCACAGTTAGACATTCCTGATTTAGTAAAAAAGATGGAAAAGGATGTGGGTGTCTGGATTACATATCTAAAAGAAGAAGATAACGTAGTACCTATTGACTATCCTGTAGGATGGAGTACAGGTAATACAGCGATGCACCTAGCTTGTCAGGAAGGTGCAGAGGAAGTGTTTATATTAGGTTATGATCTGTCTTCATATGATGAAGATTTGAACAACCTATATAAAGGGACAGACAATTATTTGTCTGTTGACGCCAGAGGGTTTAATTCCACTAATTGGATGAACCAGATGGCAACTGTCTTTGGAGAGTTCAGTGATACACAGTTTTATTGGGTTGATAGACAATTCGATGAAAAACTGTATTTTAATAATGTAAGGGACTTGACAAAAGACGAATTATGCGATATACTGCATATACTTTAACATACGATAATATATCTTAACATAAGGAGAATACACATGTCGTTAGCTGCATTAAAGAAGCAAAACTCTCTGGACGCACTGCTCGGTGCCGTTCAAAAAGAAAATCAACCTCAAGAAAAGAAGTCCTATGTGGACGAGCGTATCTGGAAACCAGTAATGGATAAGACAGGTAATGGTTATGCCGTTATCCGTTTTCTTCCCGCTGTGAAGGATGAATCATTGCCTTGGGCAAAACTTTGGAACCATGCGTTCCAAGGACCAACTGGACAGTGGTATATTGAGAACTCTCTCACTACCGTTGGACAGAATGATCCTGTATCGGAGTTGAACAGTGCATACTGGAACTCTGGTGTAGAGTCCGATAAGGAGATTGCTCGCCGTCAGAAGCGTAAGTTGTCATATTATGCCAACATCTATGTCGTAAGTGATCCTAAGAACCCACAGAATGAAGGAAAAGTTTTCCTTTATAGGTTCGGGAAAAAGATTTTCGACAAGTGCATGGAATCTATGCAGCCCGCCTTTGAGGATGAAAGTCCTGTCAACCCATTTGATTTTTGGGAAGGTGCGAACTTCAAGTTGAAGATTCGTAAGGTTGATGGTTACTGGAACTATGATAAGTCAGAGTTTGAAGCACCAAGTCCGTTGTTTGATGATGATGAGCAACTTGAGGAAGTGTGGGGTAAGCAGTATTCCCTAGAGGAATTCACAGCGCCATCCAACTTCAAATCTTATGATGAATTGAAAAACCGACTAGACTTGGTTCTTGCTGGTACAACTACATTGACAACAGCAGCCGCTACTGCTGTTGAAGATGAACCTGTAGTATCTACTGTTACTGTGGATACCAAGGAAGAACCCGCTCCAACTGTCGCAGTTTCAGATGATGATGATGAGGATTCTATGTCCTATTTTGAGAAACTTGCAGCGGAAGAAGCATAGTCTTTATAGACAACGCTTCGGAAAGGGGGAACTTCGGTTCCCCCTTTTTTTATTAGAAATCATGTCTGGAAGCCAGAAGTCTAGGATCTTCTGTCTTTGAACCTTTACCCATGAAGTATTGACTTGTGTTGACGTTAGTATTACCAGAGTTATTAGCAACCTGTGTTTGACCTGTTCCACCAACTACATCAACTTGTTCATCCATTTTCTTTACAACTGGATCTATAGTAAGTGGTCTTGGTAGTACTTTTGGTGTTGGTTTAGCATACTGACTAAGATTTACAACATCACCTTTCTTCTGCTCATATCTTGTTTCTATAACTTTTGTTTTATCATCACGGGTGCCTATCCAATTTTCTGTTTTATCAGTATACATGGCTTTATATGTATCACCAAGATTTTCTGCTTTAATACCTGATTTAGCATATCGTTCCATTAATATTTGATCAATCTGCTTCTTCTGCCTTCCCCAATCTGCGCTTCCCATGCGCTCGGTGAATTCTTTAGTGGAGGCATCAGTGATGAGACCTTTTCCACCTCTACGGAAGTCAAGCCATTGAGTTCTAGCTAGATTACTTAAATATGACTTATCTCTCTTTAGAATACCCAAATCTCTTTCTCTTTGAGTTCGTTTAAAATCAAATGGGCCGCCACCAGTTGACCCAGTAGCTTTTGCTCTTCGATAAATTCCTAATTCTTTTGCTTCGGCAATCATGCCGCCGGCATGTGCATCCTCACCGGCATGTTTAGTACTCCAGCTCAGGCGATGATCCCAACCGCTCTTCTTTGAGTATTTTTGTTTGAAGGCCTTTATTTTTCTCTGTAATTCTACATCTTCTGGACTCAAGGAAGCAGACTTTACCATCTCATACTTTTCTTTGATACCTGCTATACGAGCCATTGTTCTTGAAGCTTGAGAATCAGCAGTAAAGAATGTACGTTTCTTTTTCTTTGGTTCCTCTGTCTTGCGTTTCCTCAGCCGCAACTGATATTCACTCCATAGCTGCAAGTTGTCATCTGTATCGTCAGGAAAGTCACCATGTTTTTTATGTAATTTATCAAATTCCTCCTTAGAAAATGTCTTACCTGATGTAAGGGATTTTTCGATAACACTGTCAAGGTCTGTCGGTGGAACCACGGGAGTTTTCCATTCGCCCCTCACATCGCTTGCTGTAGTGGTTGAGTATTGTCCACCATGTTTCATTCGTGCAATTAGTCTG